AGACACCACATCGCCGGCGTCCATCGTGTTCGCGCCAGTGACGAGCGCTTGCACTGCCTTGGTGATTGCGGTGATCGACAGCGCTGCGGCCGGCGTGCCGCCTTGCACGTACAGTTTCGTGCCCTGCGACGATACGCCTTGAGAAGTGAAGTCTGCCATGATGCTTCCCCGCCTTTCAGGAGAACACTGCAATGAACGCGTGTGCTATTGCTCACGCTCCCACACATCAAAATCCACCGACTGAAAATGCTTGCGCACGTTCGGCTCGTACCCGTCCTGCCATGCAACCGGTACGTTTTCGAATTCGAAACCACGCATGACGCCTTGCAACGCTGCCACCAAATGGATTGCTTGCGCGACTGTCGCCGCGAACACGTGGACACTATACCGAATCTGCGACAACTCCGACTGCCCGCACAAAGTATTTTGCGGCGTGGTCGACACCGTGTATCGGATGCATGGATACACCGGGTCGTCGGGCAACACTTCCGGATACACGCGCCCCTCGACGATCGGCGATAGTGCAATGAACATCGCGCTCGAAACGCGATTGCTCACGGCTTGTCCCTAGCCCATATCGCGAAGTCGAGCGAGTTGCTATAAATCTTGGTGTCAGGTTCGAAGCCTGTTACCTCCGACTCGGGTGTGTTCTCGTACACAAAACCACGCATTGCGGCTTTGATCGTCGAACCAATCTGCACCGCTTCTTTCGACGTGCGCGCGTACACTTGCACGCGATTGCGAAACGTGAACAGGTGCGACTGCCCGCACAACGTGTTGTGAAACTGCGTGCCCGCCAGCGAGTACCTCACGCACGGATACACCGGGTCGTCGGGCAACGCGCCCGGGTAGATGCGCCCGCCCACGATGCCACGCAACGCGTTGACCATCGCAACGTCGACGTCGTAACGGATGCCTGCTGCGCCACTCACGCGCCCGCCTTCTGCAGCCGACGTTCAATGATCCGCTCCATTGCATCGAGCGCGTTGCTGCGTTCGCTCATCATCGCTGGCGTGATGAACGGGCGCGCTGGATGCTTCGAACTCCCGAACTCGTGCAGCCACCAGTACCAAGGATTGTTGCCGCCCTTCTTTGCTTTCTTGCGGCCGCGCACGCCGATGCGGTACGAGTACTGCCCGATGCCGGTTTCGCCGATGCGGTTGCGCGATATTGCAATGTTCTCCTGCAATGATCCGCTGTCATGCAGGCCTTGTGCTTTCGCGTTCTCGATTGCTTTCTTTTTGATGACGCGCGCAGCAGCCGACACCGCCGCATACGAAATGCGCTTCTGCAAATCCTCGTTGAGCGTCAGCAGGCGCTTGTTCAACTCCATCAATCCTGTAATCCGCCATGTGAGAACTTCAGCCAATTGTCACCCCTCCGTTCATCGTGTAGGTATCGCCGCCGCTGACAAACGTGTTGCCCGTCGTCCATTGATCGGGGTCACAGTCGAATGCCTGCTGCGTCATCGCGACATCAAGCCACGCGACGACGCGCCCGATGTCGCCTTCCCACGATGGGAAACCGTAGTAGCCGCCACCACCACCGACGTCGATGTTGCGCGCACCAGCGACGACTTGAACGAAGTTGCCGGGAACCGCGCCGAGGAACGTCCACGAATCCGGGGCGCGGTCGGGCGACATGAAAAACGCGCAGTTGCCGGCCGACACTTGCATGCGGAACCACGTCAGGTCAGTGATGGCCGCGGGCAACGCAACCACAACCGGCGTCCCGAATGCAATGATTCCGTTTGTGGCGTCGATGACGCGCACCTCTAGCGCGCCCGCGCTGGCGTTGTATGCGAGCGACACATTCGGCCCGCCCGGATTCCATGTCGCGAGCGCATAGAATCCGCTGCTCGGATTCGCGGTCAGCTTGGCCTGACATTCAATCGCGAACTCGCCGACCGGTTCCCACGTCTTGGTCGTCGTAATGGAACCACCGGGCGCGAACGTTGCAACTTTCTTCGGCGGCTCCGGTTCGATCGGCGGCACCGTCACCGTGAGTCCATCGCTGTCGACACGCTTGGCAATCATCGACAACGCTTTGCCGCCATGCTCCGGGTTGACCACCATCACAAGGTTGTAGTCGCCGCCGTGCGGACCCTTCACGCGTGCGATGTCAGTCGGCTTTAGTGCCGAGTGCGCCGGGTAGCGAATCTCAATTCGCGTGTCGACGGTGTTGACGAACTGCGAACCGTTGAACAACTCCTCGCCCTTGAGCGGTTCAACGCTCGCCCACGCTTCGAACAACGACGTGTATCCCGGGACGCGCTGGCCGAGTTCATCCTGCTCCACGAGGGGCCGCAGAAATTCGACACGATTGCGGAGCGCGCCGGCTTTCATGCGATGCGCGGCAGCGCCCACGAGTCGAGCAAGTACACCGGGAACTTGTCGACCATCTGCACGGCGCTGGTGTAGTTGCCGAGTTCGCGCATTTCGTACATCCACCCGGCAGCGAGCAACACGAACTGCAGCACGTCGGGCGGCAAGTCGGCGAGGTCGGCGAAGCCGCCCACGTTGCTGATCTTGACCGCGGCCAAGTCCGACGTCGGCGCGACTGAATAACCCCACGCCTGTTTGCCGCTCGGCGCATACAGCACGTACTGATCGGCGGGAATCGCCGCCGCACCATCCATCACCGTGATGGCAGTTGCGCGACCGCGCCGCACTTCGAACCGATACGGCTCGGGATAGATGCGCGCGCCAGCGCCGCAGCTACATCCGACCGGCAACGACGTCAGCAGCGCGCCATCGTAGGTGCGCACCGTCGGCGCGACATCGCGGTCGAGGTAGTTCGATGCGGCGTCGATGGCAGCCTTGATGTACTGCGTACACAGTGCGTCCTCGGAATCATCCGACACGCGTTCGTGTTGCTTGAACAGCGGCAGGATTTCCGCGGCAATCGCGTAGTCGACGGCGAGCGAAGTCAACACCATCATGGCGACATCCTCGTGCGACGACGCGCCTTCGCCGGCGGTTCGTCGTCGTCGTCCGGGTCCGGCTCGGTCGGCGGCTTCGGCGGGTCGGGGTCGGTATTTGTGCCGAATGGCGAGGGCACTACCGATTTCGGTTCGCCCGCCATCGACAGCGGTTGATACTGAATCTGCACCATCGGCTCGTCGCCACCTTCGACCGGCGGCAAGTCTTCCATCGCGCGCACTTCGTTGATTGTCGACCACCCGGCTTGCAACGCATCGCGATACGCCACGAAACGCACATCCATTTCGGTGCGCAGCAGCGCGGTCAGGTCGAACTCGGCATACACGTTCGGCGCGAATCCGAGCGCTTGATTGAATCGGATTTCCAACGATTCGATGTGGTACTGCAGGCAGTTCGAATAGTACTGCCGCGTCATGTGTTCGGAGTTGCGATAGGTCGACTTCGATGTGTCGCCGATCAAGAACATGGGCACGCGATACACGCGCGCCACGTCATCAATCGTCCACCGCAGTTGTTCAATCAACTGCGAATCAACCGCGGTCATGGTGAGCGGCTTCCAGTCCAGACCTTCACCCAGCACCATCGCGCGGCCGGAGTTCTTGCCGGTCGTCCCGCCTTCCCAGTCCTGCTTCAGTCGCGCCGCCAGTTCGTTGCTGATCTTGCCGGGTGCTGACAGCACGCCGGACGCGCGCGACATGTTGCTGAAAAATTCGCGCTGGTTCTCGCCGATGCTCATTCCCGCATAGGCCGACGCACCGGCCGCGTACAGCGGCGTCACGCCGATGAGCGGATGCGACAACGTGAACAACCGATGATGCACGATGTCGCTGGCCGGGATGATTGCGGTTGAACCGTCGGCATAGCCGTTGATTGCGGTCACGTTGAATGGCGTCGTCGACACTCGGTAGAAAACGTCACCATCGGGCGACGTCAACGTCGACACCATCGACGGCGGCAGCACGTGCATTTCGGTGACGACACCACCGCTGCGCCGCAGGAAAATGTACGCATTGCCGGTGTACAACGTCGACACCAGCAACTGCGAAATGAAGTCCATCCGCGTCTGGTACTGGTTCGGCTTGTCCAGCACCGCCTGCATCGGATGTTTCGGTTGCATCGTGCGGCCCTTGTTCCCGGGTCGCTGCTTCCACATCAACCACGGCAACTTGGCAATGTCGGACGATATGGCATTGATGCACGCGTACACCGCCGAGAACGACAGCAGCGTCGAATCGGGAATGCCGCCGATGTTGCGCTGCCACGAGCCGGGGCCGCAGCGGTCGCCTTGGCCGGGCGGAATCGTGGTCGACGAGGGAAACCCTAGCCACGTTCCGCCGGTCGTCACCAGCGCCCCGTTAGGTGCCTTGGCGACGGTTCCGCCCAGCATGCCGACGATGCGCTCGCGGATGGTCATTGCTGCGACCGCATGTCGCGGCGCGCGTAGCGGCCGCGGGTGGGCAGGCTGGCGTGATTCTGCAGCACGAGTGCGTGACCCACCTCGTACGGCAACGTGTACTCCTGACCCGGCAGCAACACCTCGCCGTTGTACGGGTAGGGAATGCCCATGACCACGCGAATGACGCGCGGCGATTGTGGTGTGTTCGTGTCGTCGGTCATCGCGTGGCTCCTGTCAAAAAGCCCGCGCGCATCCGGGGACGGCTGCGCGCGGGTGAGGGCAACACCTCGGACAGGACTAGTACAGCACGCCGGTGATCTTGCCGAAACCGGCATTCGGTGTGGCGTACCGCCGCTGCCAGTAGATGAACTGCTCGGCGCGAATCGCAACGAGGTTCTGCTGGAACAACGACGTGAGCGGGGTGGGTGGCGTGGCCGGTGCCGAGTCCATTTGCAGTGACGCCTCGCGGGACGTGACGACATCGACGCTCGGGTCTTGCGACCAGAAAACATTTCCGCCGCTGATGAGCCCGATATACGACGCCGTGCCGGGTGCGAGGTTGATCGGCACCTGTCCCGACACCAACACCGGGATGCCGAAGAACGTCGACGAGCCAGCAGTGACAACGTTGCCGGTGAATCCCGGGAACGCTGGTGTGCCCATCGCCGTGCGCAACGACATCAGGTATCCGAACGTGCGATGCGCCATGACCCAGTACGGCGACGACAGCGGCGCGTTCGTTGCGGCGATGAGACCGAGCAACGTGTTCACGTCGGCCGTGATCTGGTCGACGGTGTTGCCGGTCGACGGCACTGCGGTGACACCGTCGAGGATTCCACCCGGCTTGATTGCGCTCGCTGCGCCACCGTTCAGGAACTGGTTGTTGTACTCCAGCGCAATCGCGTCGATCATGTTCTGCGTCATCACGGCCGCGGCATCGGGATTCGAAAACCGAATCACTTCCTCCGACAGCACGGTGATGATCGACAGTTTGGCCCACGGATTTGTGAGCATGTCGAACGCGCCAGCGCCGACCGGCTTCGACAGACCTTCGCCGACCCACTGCGCCGTCACGCCGCCGGTCATGCGCGGGATTTTCACGTTGAATGGAATCTGCTTCTTGCCGCTGATTTGTCCGACGATGGTTTCCGGCATCAGCAGTTCGACATACTCGTTGCCGAGAACTTCGGGCTGCGTCAGCACACCGGCCCACGCCGGCACCGTCGTCACGCCAGCAGCAACCGCCGCGCGCTCGATGTACGCGCCGACTTCCGGCGTCGACTCGCGCCAGCGTTCGGCGATTTGCAACGCCACGCGCAGGTCGCCCTTGGCATGCACCATCGCGAGCGCGTAGCGACCGAACATCGTTCCCTTCGGCAGCGTCGGCGCGCGCATCACGCCAGTGCCCTGCGGAACCACGTTCGTGCGCACCGGGTCCGGATTGATG